AGAGAATGGGCCGATTTGGACAATTGCTTATATCAAAATGATAAAACAAATTGTGATGTCCTATTTATCAGATAATCCTCAAAAAGAGGTTAAAATGATAATAGGTATCAATCGGATCAATGGACTCCCGAAACAAATAAGTTATTTACATAGCTTAATTGAATCAAGAGATCCTATTGCTCTAAGATTTGTGTTTACATTACTTTCTATTTCAAGAACACTCCCTGGTTGGAAAGACCCTGATTTATCTACAATAATAAAACCATCTGGTGCAAACCAGATAATGGAACGTAAACTAAGTTTACATATCCCATTATTTCTTCAAGAGTATGATTTTAAATTAAAACTTAAAACATACTTTGATGTGAATGATTTACATTATAGTAATAAATCAGGTCCAATAGGAAGAGCTACAAGAGATGCATTGATGGATCTAAAATTTATGCCCGAAATATTGAAAACAATATTAATGAGCACATCAATCAGATCTACCATGATCCATTATGATGAGATTTTCAAAACTATCATTGTAGAGAAATGGTATCTTGTTACTAAATATTGGAAAAATATCAAACTACCTTTCGATTTTAAATTTAGAGATAAAAAATTCTCTCAATTTAATCACAGATCTTATCAAGATCGTGTAGAAATGGTAATGGATATTAATAACAAATTTAGACAAGATCCATCGTCTTATCATGTAAGAAAATTATCCGTTGTAAAAGATCCAGAAGCAAAATCACGAATCATCGCGATATTTGATTACTGGTCTCAAACATGGTTAAAACAAATACATAGTATTCATTTTAACTTTTTACGGACAATTCCTACTGATAGAACATTCACTCAATGTCCTACTATAACTAATAAACCCGATGGACATAAATATTATTCTTTCGACCTTAGTGCTGCCACAGATCGATTCCCTATAACATTTCAAGAAATGTTTATAAAGGAATGTTTCGGTGAGCAAACAGCTATTGCTTGGAGAATGATATTAACAAGTTTTCCATTTTATGTTCCATGGGAAGACAAAACAATTACTTATAATTGTGGTCAACCTATGGGGGCATATTCGTCTTGGAGTACATTTACACTATCGCATCATGTAGTATTACATTATATTCACCACACATTGAATCTTAAAGAAAAATTCTATATGATTCTTGGTGATGATATAGTGATATACCATGATGAAGTAGCAAAAATGTATCAAGATATAATGAAACAACTTGATGTTGGAATATCAATTCCTAAATCATGCATATCTTCAAATATGTATGAGTTTGCGAAACGGATATTCATCAATGGTAAAGAAGTTAGTGGGATCCAAATAGGGGGATTGTATAATAATATAAATAAATATCATTTACTATATCAATCGATATATGAAATAATATTTACTAGATTATATACACCTCATGGAAATGTAACAATCCCGAGTCTTTTTAGAAAGCTATGGGAAGTTTTAGGTAAAGATAAAAGACGGATCGAGAACTTATGTTCAAGAATAAGCCTTTTACATAGTTTTAATAAATATCTTTTAGGAGATAAAACTCTCTTAGAGGAATATTTAATTAAATTGTATCCTCATTATGAGGGACAACTTCATTTCCATGATGTTGTAAATTTAAATAACTATGTTTATCTTTCAATAAACGCTTCTATAGAATCTAAACAAGCAGAGTACATTAATTTTGCTGACGATCTTTTAAAATCGCCAGAAATAATTAATCCAGCTACTTGGGGATTTGCCGACTCAGCAGACATATGGACATCTCC